TTATTTAGTTTTTACGGCATTCTCGAAAATGTCCACGGACTGGCTTCGGAGATAGTCGGTGTTGTGGGTATATGTATTAAGCGTTGTTTCTATGTTACAGTGGCCTAAACGCTCTTGCACGTCTTTTATATTGGCTCCGTTCTCTACAAGCGTTGTGGCGTGAGTATGGCGCAGGGAATGGTAGTTAAACATTATATTCAGCTCGTAATGAATAATCCTGTTGCAATACTTCATACTGTCCATGCTCAGCAGTTGGCCGTTTTCTTTTACGTTAAGCATGTCAACAGGTTCAAGCGTACATGGTACGCCAGCTTCGACTTCAACAAGCCTGTATATGGTATCTCCCTTTTCATCCAGCTCAGGCTTTTTGTAAATCCTCGTATAATACTCGCCATAAAAATCGCAGTTGCTCATCTGCTTATCGTGGGCCTTTTTGAGTGCCCGGTAAAGAGTTTCACCAAATTGGATTACACGGTTGGATTTGAAGGTTTTGGTGCTGTTGAAATACCAGGCGCTCTTCTCTTCCTTCTTACCTTTTTTCTTGAGCACATCACGTACGTCTACACCATAGTTACGTTTAAGCAGCGCCTTGTTAATGGTGATTGTGCGGGCCTCGAAATCAACATCGTTCCAGGTCAGGCCAAAGCATTCGGAAATTCTTACGCCAGTATAGTAACCTATCATCAGCGGTATATAGAAATTGGAGTCCTCAGGAAACCGTTTGGTGATCTGACTGAATTGTTCAGGCGTGATAATGTAGCGTTGGTTGCTTTTGCCGTGCTCAAATTTAGGGATTCTGACGTTGTTGCATGGGTTATAGGGAATATACTTCAGAGGCTCTACAGCGTAGTCAAGAGCTGCTGAAAGCGTTGAAAATATACCTACTACGCTTGCCTTACTAAGGCCGTGCATTTTAAGGCCATTGACGAATTCCTGAATGGTAGAAGGCGTGAGGGCCTTTAATCGGTACATCCCTAAACTAGGCTTTAAGTGGTTCTCCAATGTGTACAAATAACCTACCTGAGTATTGTACTTGAGGTTCATCTTGCAATAGGTGTCCATCCAGTTGTCCAGGTAATCAGCTACGGATATATTAGATACTTGGAAGGACTGGCCGCTTTCGTTGTATTCGGCCAGCGCCTTGGTGCCAGCTTCCACTGCTTCCTTTTTGGTCTTAAAGCCTGACTTGGATACACGTTTGCGTTTGCCGGCTATTGCAGCCACTTCAAATCTGTACTGCCATTTATCGCCGCGTTTGGTTACATTCAATGTTGCCATAAAAAAATCAGCTCCTTTACTTTAAAATACTCTAAAGTAACTTGCTGGCAAGTTTCGCAAAAAGGCCTGTTTTTAGGGTGTTTTTTGCGATTTAGCATTCAAAACATTAAAAAATGCAGAACTTACTAGCAAGTTAAAATTGGTGTAGTGTAGCAGAGCTGATTACATTATGATATAATGATGGTGTCAGCTCTTTGTTAGTTGGGTATGACATTTCCGCCATAAAAGGCGGTATACTCAAGGGTGGTGCCTTGAGTGAAAGAGAGCCTGGTAAGCTCCCGTTCCAGATCCCTCGGTGTTGGTAGCACCGGGGGATTTTTTTAATAAGAAATAAAATTAAATAGAATTGACTTTTCAATGTTAAAGGTGTAATATATTTCTAGCAAAAGAACTTTATACGTGGTGTGTTCCTTGTGAATGTGTCATGTGTATGGTGCTTTTTATAAGTTGTAGTCAAAGAAGGCTTTGGTTTGTGGGTACTTAATGTATCAACATCACCAGAGCCTTTTTGCTTTTTAGTGATATTTCAACCAATCGTAAACTCTTATTAATCGTTTTAAATTACTTTTGGCTGTGTTGTCTGCGTAGTTTTCGGAAAGAGCGGTGGGATTTTCATCTAAAAACCTTAAAATAAAATGTTTTAAGTCATTTACATTGATTTCATGTTCTGTGAGTAAAGACGCATAATAAAGAGAATTATTTTTTAGATGTCCGTTTTCACTAGCAAAATTAGCAACTGCAGTAATGCTTGTTAATGCGTAAGCTGTCATTGTTGTGTTGTGACGACCTTTTATTTGTCCTTTATTAAATAAATCATCGAAATTCTTGATGCCATTTGTTTCTATAATTTCACTATAATCATTGGTAGAAGAAGAGATGTACTTAAAAATTGGCAAAGCAAACTGACCTTGTGATTTAAATAAATGAGTAAAAGAGTAACTTAAAAGTTCATCAGATGTGCATTCTAAATAATTATCGTATATTACATTTTTATACCAGTCTTCAACACCAATACCAGTGTAACCCATTTTAGCCATTCTTTTTTCTAAACCAAGAGAAATACAGAGTTGGTCAGGATTTAAATTTGCATCGTTAATATTAACCATAATAAATTTACTGGGTTTAGCAGTTTGAGCGTATAAATAAAATTGGTCTTTAAAAAATCTTAGAGTTCGCACTGGTACTGCTGCGCATTTATCTTTTAGTCCCTCATAAATCATGTAGTAGTTATCTGTTTCTATTTGTGTCATAGGTACAGCTTTATCATCAACATAGTGGAGAATTTTAGATATTTCTAAGCTATCTTTTAGATTTTTGTTGTGTTTTACAAATATAAAACGATTATTTAATTTGCTTATATGCTCAGGAGACATACAAGTGACAATATCTTTAATTATATTTTGGATATTTTTATCTCCTATAGAGTAACCGATAAATATGATTGGATTCTCAACGAATATAGTCATTAATTTTGCAACTAAATAGGTGCTAGCGGTATCAAATTTTTCATAATCACTTTTAGTTAATATTATACTTTGTGGCACATCAGCTGAACCATGAATCTTGAAAATTTCTGCCATTTGTTGGATAGGTGAGAAAATTAGTTGTTCTTGTCCGATGAATGTTTTATAATCAGTGGTGATATTTTCTAAAAAGTTATCATAATTTGTAGTGATGAATCCGCTTATATTTTGTTTACTTAAATGAGATAACAAATTTATTTCATTTGTGTAAAGTTCGTTTAGTTTATTAAATTGCTTTATATAATACGCAACTTCTGCTTTAAACGGTGTTACACCGTGATCCACAGCATTTTCAACATTTTCACTTTTAGTTCTGAAATTTATGTCATCAAACCAACGCTTATTGAAGTCATTTTCTATAAGCGTAGCGGTAAATGGTCTGTCATTATTAGCTTTGGATAGATAACTTTTGTATGTATATTTATCATCTTTGAGTTTTCTAGCAAAGTGCTCTAATAATCCATCCCAATTTGGTAATCCAAGATAACGTCTGGTTAGTCCGGAACCTACGAATAAAAATGGGGTGCTAGGGAATGATTTAACAATTTCTTTCCAAGTGTTTTGCATGCTTATATTCCTTCCTTTCGTATATTTTGTACCTATTTTCCTCGCCGCTCTACGCATCCAACAGGGCGGTATTATCTCCAGCCATCTTGCAGGAAGGTGTAAGAATAAATAGTATCTACACCGTTCGCTTCCATTAAGCACATTGCAAAGCTATCTGCTTCGTTCTCGTGACGTTTGGAAGCAAAATAGCTACGTCCTTCGCTGCAGAAATGATGATAATGAGGGTGTAGTAATATGTGCCCTAGTTCGTGGCTGATAACAGTCATACGTTGCCATTCGTCCAGCTTTTCGTTAACGAATATGAATTTGCGACGGAGTATGCGTTTCCAGAAGCCGTTTATATGGTTAGGGGTATCAACGTAGCGTACATTGATGTTTAAATATTTTGCAATTTCTTCAGGATTAGATGTACCGTATTTTTTGATTAAATTTTGTATTCTTAGTTTGTAATTGTACGCCATTCATATCACCGCCTACTTTCGCTTATTCATTTCCTTAGCTTCATAAAAGGCTGCTTCAATGATACGCATCATTTTTTCTTTATCTTCATCAGACATCATACGTCCGTTTAAAGTCACTTCTTCGTCCTCAAGGATTTTCTTTAAGTCCTTGGGGACTTTTTTTGTTTGGGGGGTTGGGGACTCTACTAGGTCAGCCTTGCTAGAGTTAAGGCCACCATCTTCGATTATATTACTTTTCTGTAAGCCGAAATGGTCTGCTATTTTTTGTATAGCTCCCATTCGTGGTTCTTTTAATCCTTTTTCCCATGTGGATACGGCTTTATCGCTTACTCCAGCAATAATGCCTAAATCCTTTTGAGATAAGTTATACATTTCACGTAATTTTTTTATATTTTCTGGTATTCCCATGATAAAACCTCCTATATGTTTATACTACACTATAAGTAGAATAAAATCAACATCTTAGGGAAAATATTCTACTTTTGGTAGTTGACATTCTACCTAAAGTAGAATATAATGAGCGTATCGAGATATGAAAGGTGGTGATTTACTTTGAGTTTATCCTTAAAGCAACATAGATTAGTAAAAGGAAAAACTCAGGAAGAAATGGCTAATTTACTAGGTGTCCATGTACAAACATATAGGAAATTAGAGGAAAATCCTGAAGATATATCCATTAAACAAGCAAAAAAAATTGCTGAATATCTGGGTGTTGCCTACAATGATATATTTTTTTGTTAATCCACTCTACTTTTAGTGGAAACAATCTCGACGTGTTTTATAAAGGAGGTGAAAAGTGGTGCGTATTATGAAGCCTGTTTGGCAGGACCGTGTTCTGATTTTATTGACGCATAAAAAAGCGCTGGCAGATGAAATCCATATAGGACCCAATCCACCAGCCGATTTATTGGAATGTTATAAGAAGTTAAACTCTGTTTTTGATGACGTTATTGAAGCAGAGATTAAATTCCAAGCTGACTTAAAATAACTTTTCCAGATATAGTTTTGACAAGTTCTAATGCACATGTACCACCAACTTTAGATAAAAGTTCTTTGGTTTTGTTCCATACAGTATCATTGCGAATATTGTCCAAATAATCGCATCCATCAGCTGTAAGTCGCTTAATCATATAGTCGTCGTATTCGACACCACAACAACTAATGTCGATTACATCTATATAATCATTATCGACTAACAGCGTTACATGGAAACTGACAAGAGCTAGATCAGTACAATCTATATCTTCTGCTAACTGCTGTATTCCATTGTAATAACAAAGGCTATCAGCATTTTCTATAGCTAATAAGATTTTTCGGATTAAATCCAAATCACGTTTCAAAATAATTCACCTCCTTCCTATAGGTTAATTATAGCACGGAGGCGTAATAAAGGAGGTGCCGTAATGGCAGAGAGCAAGATTTCAAGAGTTTATAAAGTCTTTGCAGAGCATCCTAGTTTTAAGGATGTTGAGGTTGCAGAGGTTATGGGCGACATTACAGAGGATATGGTGTGTGTGTACCGCCACCGCCTTAAGAACCAAGGTTACGTTGAGTTCAACCCTACAGGTGGTGTTAACATCTTGAAGCCGTACAAGGGCGAAAGCAAGGGCTTGAAGCAAAGAGTATATGAGGAGATGGTCGATACCTATATGGACGACTTCAGAGCTCAGCAGACCTTTGCAGACCGCCTTGCAGTAGGCAGAGAAATTCGCCTTATCTTGGAGAAGATGTAATGTTTAAACCGACAATGCTTGAAATAATTTCGTTTCTAATATCGCTGCTAGCACTGCTGGTGGCAATACATAAATAAGGAGGTGCCTATAATGGCAAGTGTTGAACTGTTGACTGTTGCTGAAGTAAGCAAACTTTTGAAATGTAATGTTGATTTTGTCTACAAGCTGAACAAGGCTGGACTGCTGAGGTTTATGAAGCTTGGCAATCTTAAGTGTCGCAGGGAGTCTTTGGAAGAGTTCCTCAGCAAGTATGATGGCAAGGATGTTACGGATCCGTTTAACGTAAAGGAGTTACCTAACAATGAAAAAGATTAGTGCTTTAGTATTTAGTGCAGCTATGGTCCTGGGCGTATTTGCTATAGGTCATATCGTTTACAAGAGCTTTTTTGCTCCTGTGAAGCGTGTGGTCACTATGTACACCGTAAAACCCGGAGATACCTGGTACGGGATTTGTGATAAGCATTACATGGAAGAAAATACCGAATGCTTTGACGAGTTTTGGTGTAAGGTGATGCAGGACAATGGCAGCCGCAAGCTATTCCCTGGCGACGAGGTTGTTATTATCAACACCGTCTACAAATAGCCATGGCTGAGAAAAAATATAAAATCTGCTCACGATGCGAAAAAAAACTATACCGCTGGCACTGGTGCAATGGCCTTCCGGTATGCTGTGATGACAGAGAGTGTTGGCCACGTGAGACTACGAGGCGGGCTAAATGCCTGGATAAAAACCGTAGGAGATATGGAGGTGAAAAGTGATGGAGGATAAGCAAACAATCTGCAATGAACTGTGCAAGGTGCTGCAAATGACTACTTACGGTGTTGATATTGTAAGGCTGACTTACTGCAGGCAGGGCCTTGAGTATCCTGAAAGCGTTATCGTGCAATATAAAAGTGGCTATAGCAAAGAGATTAACGTAAGTATGGATAGCGGTTACGCCATGATTAAGGACATCATGCGCAATGTGTAAGAAAAGAAAAGCACCTAGCAGTGCGGCAACACTACTAGGTGCAAAGACGATGAACAGCAAACTCATCGTCTCCATTATAGCATAAAACGGAGGTTATATAAATGGATAGAGTAAAAATTGCCTGCAAGATGGCGCTGATAGGTATCGAAATTAAGAAGCTTATGCAAAGCACCGAGCTGATTGCAGATTATTTACAAGATGATGCGTTTGACGAAGTTACTCTCAGCGCTATCGAGGAAACTTTGAATATGGTTGAAAAGTCCACTCAGGACATTAAAGAACGTGCTACAGATGCCTGGTTAACCGCTCATGCGGCTAAAGATAAATTGTTAAAGGAGGCGAAAGCCAATGAAATTGTTTGAGATTGATGAACGCCTTGCGGCGTGCGTGAAAATCAGCGACGATCAAGCCGTTGACACTGTGACTGGCGAAGTCATCGACATCGAAGCTGTTGAAGCTCTGGAAATGGAGCGAGAACAGAAAATCGAAAATATTGGCCTGTGGATTAAAGAGCTGACCGCTCAGGCCGAAGCAATCAAGGCTGAGAAAAATAAGCTGGCAGAGCGTGAAAAATCCGCAAAGAGCAAGGCCGAACGCCTTAAAGAATTTTTAACTGCTTACCTGGGCGGAAAGAAATTTGAGACGGCTAAGGTTGCGATTAAATTCCGCTCTGTGGAATCTGTAAGCGTGCCTGATGTGGCAATGCTCCCAGCGGAGTATATCCGAACCAAGATTACCAATGAGGCCGATAAAACTGCTATTAAAAATGTTATCAAGGCAGGCGAGGTTGTTGCAGGTGCTGAGCTTGTTAAAAAGCAGAGCATCAGTGTTAATTAGCCATAAGAGAAGGAGTGATGATATGGGCGTTCCAGTTTTGATTATGGGTGCTAGTGGTAGCGGTAAATCTGCCAGCCTTAGAAATTTTGAGCCTGAAGAGCTCGGTATTTTTAACGTAGCCAGCAAGCCGTTGCCGTTTAGGAAAAAGCTTTTAAAGCTTGATGGAGCTGATTACAAAGCCATTACTGCTATTATTGGCAACAATGGCAAGCGCTGCTACGTGATAGATGATAGTCAATACCTTATGGCATTCTGTCTTTTTGACAGAGCCAAAGAAATAGGCTATCAGAAATTTACTGACTGCGCCCTGGCGTTTTATAACCTGTTGAAATTTATCCGAAAGGAAACCACCGAGGATACCATTGTATACTTTCTGCATCACGTTGAGCGCACGGATGACGGCCATATTAAAGCTAAGACAAGCGGTAAGATGCTGGATAACCAGCTGACTTTAGAAGGGCTGTTCAGCATCGTATTGCTTGCTGAGACCGATGGTAAAGAGCATTGGTTTACTACTCAGAGCGATGGCTTCAGTACAGCCAAATCGCCAATGGAAATGTTCCCGCCGAAAATTGATAATGACCTTAAAATGGTGGATCAGACCATCAGAGAATATTACGAATTTACTAACGAGGAGGCAAAACAATGAAAAATATTGACTGGAGTAAAGAGCAAGAGGTGCAGGAGTTTGAAAGACCTGCTGCAGGCGCATATATCTGCCGTATTGTGGCTGTTGAGGATAATCCCGATAAAGAATACCTGAAGGTTTTTGCAGACTTTGCAGAGGGCGGATTTAAGGATTATGGAAAGGAAACCGAGGAGCGTACCGGCAAGGACTGGGGCTATATCCGTTTCATCCGCAGCTACAAGCCTAAGGCAAGAGGCTTTTTTAAAGGCTTTTTGACCTCTTTGGAAAAATCCAACCGTGGTTTTAGCGCTGATAAATTTGATGGCAATGAGCAGCGCATGAAGGGTATGTGGATTGGCCTTGTACTTGGAGAAGAGGAGTATAAGAAAAATGACGGCAGTGTAGGCGTGCGTACCTACGTGGCAAGTATTCACAGCGGTGAAGCTATCCGCCAAGGAGATTATAAAATCCCTGAGCTGAAAAAGCTGGATCAAGCTGATACTGCTTCCGCACCGGTTCCGTTCAGCAACAGCTACGATGACTGTCCGTTCTAATGCAAAACTGAATCTTGATAACATTAAGCCCTATCTTGAGGGAGTAAAAAATAAGGGCGGCCAGCTTGTTGCTGACTGCCCTTTATGCGGTAAAAAAGGCCATCTTTATGTATCCGAGAAAAACGGTGAGGTCCTTGTGTATTGCCAAAAATGCAATGCCCCTGGAACAGATTTTTTTAAGGTGTGGCGCGCTATGGGAGCAAAGCATAAGGAACCTGAGCCGATGGATTATAAACAGGTAAAGCCGATTGAGGATTATTACCACATCTACCGCAACCCAGACGGCACAGAAGCATACCGCAAGCGTCGTCGCAAATGGGCTGATGGTCATAAGGTATTCAGTTTTTTATACGAGGAAAACGGCAGGACGCAGTATAAAAAGCCTGACAATTGCAACAACCTTTATAATCTGGACGGACTAGCGGAAGCAGATCCAGAAACAACTCTCTATATTGTGGAGGGTGAAAAATGTGTTGATGCAATGACCAAGGCAGGCCTACTTGCCACAACAACGAATACAGGTGCGCAGAAAAACATCAAGCTGACTGATGTTGATAAAAGCCTGCTGGACAAGTTTAAGGATAAGGTTTTAATTCCTGATAACGATGATAAAGGCACTGACTATTCCAATGCCTGGGAAGGCGTGCGAGTGCTGCCATTGCCTAAGGTATGGAAGGACTGCCCCAAAAAGGGCGATGTTGCTGACTATTTTAAGCAGGGCGGCGATGTTACTGCCATCATCAATTATGAGTGGCCTGTTAAATATGAGCTGACTGATGAGTTTATAAAAAGCCTCACTAAAGAGCAGATGTTTAATTCGGCTCTGATGGAAGCAATCAATGCTATTACTGAGCCTGATGAGCGTATGAGGATTATCGGCCTTGTTGATTGCCAGGCAACAGTGAATAGGTGCAATCAGAATTTTAGAAAATATTTTCAAACGTATATGGTTCAGCAAGCTGCAAAGCATATACGCTCCGATAATATGACATTGTTTCCGCTCCAGCCTTTTCAATTACGTTGTGGTGAATGGCTAACTGGTCTTGATGGCGTTTATCACTTAAAACAGCAGGGAAGCGGTTATAATATTGCGACTGTTAAAGATTACGCTAGCCCTATTCCTATTATGCCGACAGAAATTCTTTGCAATGCTGAGGACGGCACCGAGAAAATCCGTCTGACATTTTTCAAGGAAGGGCATTGGAATAACCTGCTCGTAGCTCGTAACACCATAGCCAACAAGCAGAAAATTATCAACCTTGCTGATAACGGCATTGAGGTAAACAGCAACAATGCAGGAGCCTTAGTTAAATACCTGGCTGACGTTGTGGTGCTTAATCCTGACATTCTGCCAAGGGTTAAATCTATTGACCACCTCGGCTGGATTGACGGCTCGTTTATTCCCTATAACGATGATTTTAAGCTTGATTGTGAGGAGCAGTATAAGAGCCTCATCAGCGCCATTATGGATAAAGGAACTCTCGAAGAATGGGTGGAATTCGTTAGACCACTCAGGGAAAACATTTATATGAGGCTAATCCTTGCGGCTAGCTTTGCCAGCGTATTAATTGAAAAGGTTAATGCCCTGCCATTCGTTCTGCACCTGTGGGGCGGTACTGGTTCAGGTAAGACTGTTGCTATGATGGTAGCTGCATCCGTATGGGGCAACCCAGCTATGGGTAGAATGGTTCGCACTATGAATATGACCCAAAACTCTATGATGAGTATGGCAGCAGTGCTTAGAAACCTTCCGTTTTTCGGCGACGAGCTGCAAACCATTAAAAGCCGTTACGAAAACTATGACACTTTGATTATGTGTATTACTGAGGGTGTTGACAGAGGCCGTATGAACAGCGATTCGAGATTACAAAAGCAGCGTAATTGGCTAAACAGCTTTATCTTTACAGGTGAAGAGCCTTGTACAAGAGCCGAATCTGGTGGCGGTGTGGTCAATCGTGTAATAGAGATTGAATGCGATCAGCAAATAATTAATAACGGCAATGCTGTTGTTAATTTCGTTGGCAGTCATTTTGGCTGTGCTGGCAAGAAATTTATAGAAGCATTGCCTGATGAGAACCTAAAAGATGATTATAACGCTATTATGCAGATGCTTTTAGACTTTACGCAGACCACAGAAAAACAGGCTATGGCTATGGCGCTGATGATGCAGGCTGATGCCATTGCCAGCAAGGTAATTTTCAATGAACCTGGCAACGTGCTTACACCGGAAATAGTAGCTCCGTTTGTGAAGTCAAAAGCACAGGTTGATGTTGCAGAGCGTGCTTATCACGTTGTAATGGCAATTATTGCTGAAAATGCTGAGAATTTTGATTCCGAGATGATGCAAGCCGATGATAGGTTCATAAAGTCATACTGGGGAAGAATCAGAGCTGATGGTCTTATGTTTATCAATAAAAACGTACTGTCGAAAATGCTTGCAAGTAATGGATTTGACTTTGAAGCTGTCAAAAAGAAATGGTGCGAACGAGGATATTTAATAAGAAATTCCCAAGGGCGTTTTTACGGAGCCTACACACTAAACAAGATTACAGCTTATTATGTACGCTTAAAATTTGCAAAATATCAAGCTAATGTTATCTAATTTCAAAAATGTTATCTAAGGTTATCTAAAAAAAGCCTTGATTTTATGGGCTTTTTTAGAACTTAGATAACTTAACTAACTTAGATAACATAAATAAATAGTATACGTGTAGAAGAAAAATAAAATAATATATTTCTCTTTTTCTTATAAATATAAGAGGGATATACAGGAAAACACGGTTTCTTGTTTTCTAGCTAGGTTTTATGCGGGTTTGAGCGATTTTTATATGTTATTTTGATAACGAAAAATGGTATCTAAGAGGGTTGAACAGTGATAGAACTAAGAAATTATCAAGAAAAACTAGTAGCTGATGCACGCAGTGCTATCCAGCGTGGCAGAAAAGCTGTGTGCTGTGTGCTTGGCTGCGGTGGGGGAAAATCTATTATCCAGGGCACCATAGCCCAGCTGACTACGAGCCGTAAAAACAGAGTACTGTTTTTGGTTCATCGCAAGGAGCTGTGCCAACAGATTGAAGGCACCTTTAAGCTCTGCGGTGTAGATTTTAAAAACTGCTCTGTGATGATGGTGCAGACTGCTTGCCGTAGGCTGCACAAAATGCCTCGTCCTGATCTTATCATCGTGGATGAAGCACATCATATCCTCAGCGCCAGCTACATTAAAATTCTGGAATATTACAAGGGCGTTCCTGTGCTTGGTTTTACTGCAACGCCCAGCCGCATGAACGAAGGCGGCTTAGGTGCAGTATTTGAGGAATTGATTTTATCTGTCAGCACTGAATGGCTCATAGAAAATCACTACCTGGCTCCGTACAGGTATTACAGCGTACAGCTGGCAGATGCAAGCAAATTGCATACTAAACGTGGCGACTATGATAGAGCAGAGCTGGAAGAGCTGATGAATAAATCTGCAATCTTTGGCGGAGCGGTAGAAAATTGGCTTAAGCTTGCCAATGGAAAGAAAACCATAGTGTACTGCAGCTCCATAGAAACGAGCAAGAACACTGTAAAAGCTTTTCAGGATGCAGGAATAGCGGCGGCGCATTTGGACGGCACTACGCCTAAAGCAGAGCGTGAGAGCGTGGTTAATGCCTTTCGCTCTGGCGAGATTAAAGTGCTCAGTAACGTAGACCTTTTTGGTGAAGGATTTGACGTGCCTGACTGTGAGGCGGTAGTTCTTTTAAGGCCTACGCAATCACTGACACTACATATCCAGCAAAGCATGCGCAGCATGCGATACGATCCTAAAAATCTTGAAAAGGTGGCAATAATCCTTGACCACGTAGGCAACTATACACGCCATGGCCTGCCTGATGACGAACGTGAGTGGAGCTTGGAAGCCAAAACCAAGAAAAGCAAGAAGAAGGACGAAAAGCCTATTAAGCAGTGTCCTGTATGTTTTAGCGTGGTTGATAGCTCCGTTAAAATCTGTCCATATTGCTTCCACGAATTTAAGCCGGAGCCAAGAGAAGAACAGAAAACCATTGAAGGCTACACGCTGAAAGAAATTATTAATATGCCATATTCAGATTACATTAGATTTGAAACGTGGGAAGGATTGGAGAAATTCCGTAAACTGAAAAAATATAAGATCGGCTGGAGCTTTAGGCGTGCTGCAGAGTTGGGCATTGCAATTCCAAGAAAGTATTGGTATCAGATTAGAAATTATTACAGTGATGTTAAGGGGGCGAGATTTGCGTGAGCGAAACAGCATTGATGCATGAGGTTATGAAAGCCATCAGCGCCAAGGGCCACAAAATTTTCCGCACCAATGTGGGAAAGGTGCGGATGCGTGATGGCAGATGGTTTGACACCGGTCTCCCCAAGGGGTATTCAGATTTGTGTGGAACGAAAAAGGGCGGACGTGCTTTTTATATTGAGACGAAGCTGCACCCAAGAAAACCTACCAAGGAGCAGGTACAGTTTTTGCTTGCAATGATTAAAACAGGAGCGATTGGCGGCGTAGCTTACTCAGTAGAGGAAGCATTAAAAATCATAGAGTGGGACGATGATTACGCTAAGATGACGGTACATGCTCTGGAGGGAATATTATTATGTGGGCATTCGGACAGGTAATTGAGGATCCTCGTAAAGACGACTTACCAAAAGACTCTGATTTGTGGCTTGCACTTTTAGGCATGGCTGCTAGTCACGATGAAGCTATGTATAGCATTCTCTACTATTTCAGAGGGCACGGTACAGTATTGGTTCCTGATGCAAGATGGGGTTATAAGCTTCAGCCTGTAATAGGCAAAAATAAATATACCTCATGGCGGCACATATCAGAATATGAAGCTGAACGTACGGAGCTGAAGAAATATGCTCCGTGGCTTATCAAAACTTTGAAAGATTTGAGACCGGTATTCGGTTAGGAGAGTAATTATGAACAGAGCTGAACGGCGCAGGAAAAATAGAGAACTTATCAAGGCTAATAATTTAAATGTTGTAGAAGCAAGACATATGGCAACCAGTATGGCAGCAGATGCAATTGGTATGCTGCATCAAGCAATCGCTTTAAGCCTGATGTTTGACTTTGGCAAGCTTCAGAAGAAAAGTACTAGATTACAAACAATTATTGATTTGCTGGATAAGTACAATAATAAATTCTGTACCAAAACATTTACTGAGGAAGAAAAGGCAATCTGCAAGGAATTTGATAATTTGCTTGTGGAATGGCTGAGCAGGAGGGAGAAAAAATGAAAGATACTGATAAAGCAACAGAACAAGAATTGAAACACTTTGCTGAACTTATTCGTAAAGACAAAGAGAAAAGCAAATATGATAAAGCTATTCTTGACGCCCTGGAGATGTTTAACAAGGCGCTGAAATCGGCAAAGAAGCCTAAAATCAGAAAGCGTTATCCGATTTATCCTGTGAAAGAGCAACGTGCTAACGGTTGGCAGTGCAGGGAAAGGAAGGCGTGGAAAATATGCAACAAGTAGATAAGGAGTTTTTCGTCGGATTTGTCCTGGAAAAATTTGACGAGCTGGCAGAGCTTTTTGAGAAAAAGAATGCTCAGTATGGCGAGCATGACCCGCTTGCTAACTTCCGCACCGGTGCAAAAATGCACGGAGAAGCCGATTACGCAGCTATGTTTGAAGAGGCCAAAGCATACTGCCGCAAGCACATTGCACAGGTATATGGCCAAGGCCAGAATATTGATACCCCTAAGGTGGAGGAATCTTTGCAGGATATTGCGGTATACAGCGTGATTATGCTTTATATGCATTGGGCAAAGCAAAATGAATCTAGCTTGGCCGAGGAAATTGAAGGCGGTGAAGACTGATGCACGGTAAACCTAAATCGCCTTGCCTTAACTGTAAGGATAGAGCTGTCGGATGTCACGACGCATGCGAAAAATTCTACACCTGGAAGAAATTAAAATATGATTGGGACGAGAAAGTAAGGCAGGCTAAGTTAGAACGCGGGATTATCCCAAGACACTAAAGGAGGGTGTATGAGAATGTACAGCAAAGAGTATCTTAAGAACCTTGAAATAGTTAGAAACAAACTTGACAGTAGAGCCTTGCTAGAAGCTCTTGCAGAAGAAGCAGCGGAGCTTTCACAAGCAGCGTTGAAACTGATTAGAGCGAAAGGCCTAAGCGGTAACCCGACACCTATAAGCGATGAAGAAGCGGAAGCTAAAGTGCTTGAAGAGCTGGCTGATGTGCAGAATTGCATTAATGTTACAGGCTTGTTAAAGAAGCATAGCGGAAAGGTCAATATGATAGCAGAGCAGAAAATGCAACGTTGGGCTGAGAGATTGGAGGCAGAGAAAGAATGAAAAATATTATGTTGATTATTTTATCAGTACTTGCTTTACTGTTGTGCGGATGTGGTCAAAACCCTAACGACGATGTTAAATCTAGCGGCAGTGTGGTGGCAAAGAAGGTTGGTGGTACTGCAAATATCGTATTACCGCCTAAACAAAAGCTTGTTTCCGTAACTTGGAAACGTGATGATATGTGGATTTTATATCGTCCTTTTAGAGAAGGGGAATTTGCCGAAGAATACACATACAAAGAAGATAGCACATTCGGAATGATGGAAGCCACATTGAGAATCAAGGAACAGGAATAAATCGTGAGAATTATTCCGAGAAAAATCCAGCAAGGCCGATAAAGCCTAGGTTTAATCGCGAGAAAATCGTGAGAAATTACACGCAAAATCACGCGCAAATTTTTACGATTATTATAATAAAACGCATTTTAAATTTTTGAATGTGATTTTTATTAAATAATTATTAAATAGGAGGTGGTTACTACGACCAAAGAAGAACTCAAATATAGGCTTCGACAACACAAGGCTATATGCCTATTAATTGATAGCAACCTTAAAGAATTGAAAACATTGGAGGAGCTTGCAGAGCGTACTACTCCTACATACAGCTTGGCACCTGGTGGTGCTAGCAACAATTCTAGTAAGGTGGAAACTGCTGTTATAAAAAAGATTGCATTGGAGGGAAAAATACAGCAGGATAATGTTCGCTTAATTCAGGTAGAAAACGAGATACGAGGATATCTTGATTTGCTTGACGATTATTATCCTAAGTTGATATTACACAAGCGTTATCTTTTAAACGAGAAGTGGAGCAAGATTATTGATGATGTATCTTTTGGTGAACGTACCGTATTCCGATTCTATAATGAAGGTCTTGATGAAATTATTAAAAGAATGGCAGTAAATGACAGTGAGCACAGTTGAATGCTGGTATTTAAAGATTATATAATTAAGATGTAGAAATTACACAATTTCTACGCTAAAACAACACACGCACTATACAATGTCCTGTTCGCGAAAAACGAGCAGGATTTTGTATTATAATGTCGAATTTACACGTTATTACTGAAATTTGAGGTGTTGTGTGTTGAAAGTCCAAAATTTAAGAATTGATTATTATCATGTTATTAATCTGAGTTCACAGAAGGATGAATTTGGTAATGAACATATTGTGGAGCAACTGTTGGATCTTAGTGATTTTTTTAGAAGATTAGCGAACATTGACGTTGCTGAACGAGTTTCAAAAACAAATAGTGGCGAGATTATCAGATTTCAGATAATTAAAAGCAAGGAACATTTTAAAATTAAGAATTCAGATGGCTCTCAATATTGCTATTGGGAATTAGAAATACTAAAGGAACGTAGTTCTTCAGTTCCAGGTGTCGCAACCAAATCTGGAGAATATAATCCTATAAATGTTGAAGATGGAGATTTATTAAGTGAGGATATTTCAGCATTGTACGATTCTCAAACTTGTATTATGGCGGTATTGAGAAAACGGGAAGGCTTATCCCCTTCTGGTATAGCCAAAGTTCTAACAAGAATGATGTCGGGGTCTGAAATAGAATTACGTCCTTTGATGAGCAAACAAGCATTAGAACAGTTCACTTCAGATATGATTTATAGAAGTGTCCAGATATCAATGATAAATAATCATTCTGATTCAAATAAACCTTCGCTTTTGGGAATATTGGATGATAGTAATGAATTAAATGCACCAACAATTAGTTTTAAATTATCGGTGGGAAAAGCTGGAAAAAGAGAGCAAAGCATGAGCTTTGATGCCTTGATCAATAAGCTCAAGCATCTGGTGTTGAATTCTAGTGTAACTTGTCTGAAATTATCAGCAAAATCCAATAAAAGCGAAAAAGCTAAATTGTATGATCTTATAAATGAAAGAGAACATGACTTTGTTAAATTAGAATTTTCAAAACAAAATCCAATAACACATTTACGAGCATTTGACGCTATAGAACAGTGCTATTTTAAAAAATTGAACAAGTTTAAAATGTGATTATCTAAAAGGATGATTAAAATGCCAAGGTTTATCGAAAAATTGTATCCAGTCATATTTAGTTTTTGCTCTGTTATTTATTGCGCAATGTATAAAATTACTAGTTTTGATATCCCTAGATTTCATGATGTACTTAACTCGTATGTAAATATGAGCTCGATTATTATAGGCTTCTTAGCGACTATGATATCAATATTAATTACTTCAGTAGATAAAACAGTAATGAAGAAAATACGGCAATTTAACGGTATGAATTTATTAACCAGTTACATTAATATTGCAGTAATATCTGGGCTTATAGTAGCAATTTATTCTGTAGGATACAGTGCGGTAGCAGATAAACCAGATAGCCCATTTTGGTATTTATTTTTGTTTTGGGTGTTTATAGCAACATTGTTCTTAACATCAACATTTAGAATTTTACAGGTTATGCTGAGAATACTTACCAATATTGCAAACGAGTCTGAAACGGATAAGTCAAGGAAAGTCATGGATAGCAGTCAGTATAATATAAATGTTGATAAAATAGAGCGATGAGAACTAAACAACGATAGCCGTTGGCCTTAACTGGTCAGCGGCTTTTCTATTCTGTTGTGGAAGGCAGGTGAAAAGGTTATGACTGAAAAGCAGAAGCTTTTTTGTGATGAATATCTGATTGATATGAATGGTACAAGAGCGTATAAGACAGTTTATTCTAATGTTAAAAACGATAATGTTGCTAGCTCTTGTGCAAATAAATTGCTGAGAAATGCTGAGATTAAAAATTATATTGAAGAACGACTTAATAAAATCAGCTCTGAAAAAATCGCAGATGCTAAAGAAGTCATGGAATACCTGACATCTGTTTTGCGCTGTGAGTCTATATCGTATGAGATAGTTGTCGAAGGCATTGGTGATGGCTGCAGTGCTGCACGCATTATGGAGAAACCGCCAAGCGAAAAAGAACGCACTAAGGCGGCTGAGCTCCTAGGCAAGCGGTACAGTCTTTTCAGCGACAATGTGAATGTCGCTGGTTCTGTGCCGGTAACAATCGTGGAGGACCTGGGCGATGACGACTAGCAAGCAAATGAGCCTTAAGCAGCTCATCGGCGGCGGTTATAATCGTTTTTGGAAATTCCGAGGCAGGTACAGGGTAGTAAAAGGCAGCCGTGCTTCCAAAAAATCAGCCACAACGGCGTTATGGTATATAGTAAATCTTATAAAATACCCACAGTCTAATCTGCTGGTAGTGCGTAAGACATTCCGTACATTAAAGGACAGCTGCTTTGCACAGCTTAAATGGGCGATACATCGAATAGGTGTAGACGCCTATTTTTTATGCAAGGAATCGCCTTTGGAAATAACTTATTTGCCGACTGGACAGAAGATATATTTTCGAGGGCTTGATGATCCACTTAAGGTTACATCCATAGCAGTAGATAAAGGCTGCTTGTGCTGGCTGTGGCTGGAAGAGTGCTACGAGATTACCAGCGAAACTGACTTTGATATGCTTGACGAGTCTATTCGTGGCGAGGTTCCAGAAGGACTGTTTAAGCAGATTACCATCACATTTAACCCATGGAGCGAACGGCATTGGCTAAAGAAGAAATTCTTTGATTACAGTGACCCTGACATCCTTGCCATGACAACGAACTACAAGTGTAATGAGTGGCTGGATGAGGCTGACAGGCGTAATTTTGAGCGTATGCGTATCAACAATCCAAGACGTTATAAAGTCGCAGGAGAAGGCGCCTGGGGTGTTGCTGAGGGACTTATCTATGAGAACTGGGAGGAAAAGCCTTTTAGCGTGCAAGCTGTATCAGCAGTGCCAGGCGTGGAATCTATTTTCGGCCTTGATTTTGGCTATACCAACGACCCGACCGCTCTATTTTGCGGTCTTGTAAGTCATAAAGAGAAAACAATCTGGGTGTTTGATGAGCTTTATAAAAAAGCACTGACAAACAGAATGATTTTTGATGAAGTAAGCAGAATGGGCTATGCCAAAGAAAAAATCATTGCTGATAGCGCCGAACCTAAAAGCATCGTAGAGCTTAAGGAGTTTGGCCTACGCAGGATTAAGTCCGCCAACAAGGGCAAGGACAGTATCAACAACGGCATCCAAAAGATACAGGACTATCACATCATCATCCACCCACGCTGTGTTAACTTCCTTACGGAGATAAGCTGCTACAGCTGGGAAAAGGACAAGATGGATAAGCCTACAAACAAGCCAGAGGACGCAAATAACCACTTGATGGACGCAATGCGCTATGGTATGGAAGAACATAATACCAAGCTTACACCGGGAAGAGTTAACTACTAGGGGGACGACTAATGAAGAACGATAGAAAAGAAGAATATATGCTGCTGAGGGATGCCTATACTGGCGCTGGTGGCTTTTTGGATGGCTCAAGACTGATGCGGCATTTTAGGGAGTCAGTAGAAAAGTATGAGCAGCGCCGCAGGATTGCCTATTACCTGAACTATTTAAAGCCTTGTGTTGATGCGCACGTCACTCCCATTTTCAAGGCCCTTGCTATTCGAGATTACGAAGGCACAGGCGCCTCGGTTTGGGAAGTGTTCATGAATGATGTTGATTTTACGGGCACGCATATCAAGGACTTAATGCGCAGGGCGGCAATAGAGTCTAAGCTTAACGGCGTGGCTTTTATTGTTATGGATATGCCCGACAATATCGAAAATGAAATCAGCACTATTTACAGCTTAAGCAAGGACAGAAATAAGCTGCCTTATGCTTTTGTTGTGTCGCCTGTGCAGGTGGACGAGATTGGCTTGGATAAGTTTGGCAGGATTACCAAGTTTGTCTATAAAGAGCCTGATCAGTATTCAGAGCAGCAGTTTGCCACTAGGACACTGACGCCCGAAGGCTGGTCTCTTAAAGACAGCAAGGGCGAAAAAAGTGGCACCTGGAATCTTGGTGTTGTTCCAGTTGTTCCGCTGTTCTCCAAAGAGCATGACAACTTTGACGCGCTGCCGCCGTCTGATTTTATTTCCATCGCCAAGACAAACCTTGCTATCTATAATATGAGCTCTTGGCTCAGTGATATTCTTGTCAATCAGACATTTTCTATATTGGTGTATCCGTCTAATGACCAGGGCGATTTAACAATTGGCACATCTAATGCTTTAGGCTACCCGTCCGATGCTACTCACGAGCCTAAATTCATTGCTCCTGCGGCTGACCCTGCTACTATTTTGGCAGCTAACATTGAGCGCCTGCAGCAGGAATGCTATAGAATGGCTGATGTTGTCAATGTTACGGGCGTAAGGGTGCAGGCATCTGGTACTGCCAAGGCTTGGGATTATCAACAGACAAATCAGATTCTTGCTGACTTTGCTGATATGGTAGAGCGTGCAGAAAAGCGCCTTGCGCTGTTGTTCAAGCGCTGGACAGGCGCTGATTTTGAATATACCTGCAACTATCCCAATGATTATTCCATTGCTGATGTTGAGACAGAGCTTGCTAATGCTGAGGTTGCTAAAGGTATGGCCTTTGGTGATGAATTTAATCTGGAAGTATTCAAGAAGGTGCTTACTAGCTATCTTCCTGAGCTGGATGACGATCACTTTGACGAGCTTGTGCAGGCGTATTCCAAACAGCAGGAGCAAGACAAGCTTGCCATGGCGCACAGCAACATAGAGGATGAAGTAGATGAACCGTAACGAAAAGGCTTTAAATGCCATTATTGCCCGCTTCAATAAAGAGTGGCAGGCTGTAGCAGAAAAAGCTATCAAAGAGCTGTATAAGCTGGTGGAGGGTGGGAAGAAGGTAGACGTAGCTGTAAAAGCTTTGGAACGTAAGTACCCAGAGCTATTCCAATTACCAGGACTAATAGATTCTCTTGTAGAAGCTGCTGCTTATGGCTATGGAATTGTTCCTAAGGTACTGACGGCGGCAACTTATGCTAAGATGGCGACTGCATTGGAACGGCCTTGGGCAAGCGATGGAATGACGCTCAGCAAGAGGCTACACGGTGCTTCAAAGCAGATGCGTGAAGTTATTGTGGACACTATCCGCACACAGCTTAACCTTAATGCAAGCTGGACTAATGCAGCACGTGAGCTTTATGACGGCTACAATAGTGGCAAGACCGTTGTAAGAGAGCAGGATATACCAAACTATCTTAGGCTTGTACGCCATGCTACAGCAGGTTCACCTGAGCATCTGCGTGCGGCTCGTCAAGCTATGAATAACATCAACCGCCTTGCACGTAATGGAGCGCTAACAAAAAGCCTTAAGGCTGCATATAATCAGCTTGTACAGCAAGCTCTTACAGGCTCTGATGAGGCACTGCAAAAGGCCTGCTGGGTAGCGGTACAGGAGAAAAGCCGTTATGTGGCAGAGCGTATTGCAAGAACAGAGATGGCTAGGGCCTATGCTGATGGCTTTTTAGCCGATATTGAAGCTGATGACGATGTTGTGGCAGTAAAATGGAAGACCGGTACAAGGCATCCTGTCTTCGACATCTGCGATATGTACGCCAAGGCGGATATGTATGGCTTAGGGCCTGGCATTTATCCTAAAGACAAATTGCCTAAGCTGCCAGCCCATCCGCACTGCATGTGTAAGCTTGTAAAGATTTATGCTGCAGACTTAGACGGTAAAAAAGCCAAAGAGAACATCGAGGGCGCAGTCAATGATTATCTTGAAAAGTTGTCTGATAATCAGCGAATGCAGCTGATGGGCATAAATGGCGCAAAGGCTTGGAAGTCTGGTGAAAGCTGGCAGGACTACCTGCGAGGCTGGCAAGGAATTGGCAAGCAGGAAAGCAGGCTATTTGAAATCCTGCTACAGCTTCATGCTGATGAGAAATTGCCAGCTAATAAAGATAATGGTATAATTAGAGTACAGAAAGTTTCTTTAACAGAAGAGCCATATGCTATTACTGAAAGGGTTAATAGTAATGGTGGTATTGATAGGAACTATTATGATGCTAACGGCAGGCAGTACCTACAGATAACTAATAATGACCATGGACAGCCTAAAGCGCATCCTTTTGGAAAACATGGCGAACATGCACATGATTACAAATATGTGAATGGTGTACTTTTTAGAGGTAAAGGTCGAGAGCTTACAGAGGATGAGCGTAAGAAAGCAGGTGATTTTCTTGAACAAAGAACAAGTGAAAAATGAAATTTTATCTTTAACATATGATGTGCAGTTTGGGTATAATGGCGTAGATGGTTTGGTAATGCCGTATTCTCAGAATAGTTTTGATGTTTGCTATAAAGATGTAGAGAAACATTATGACGATATTGACGAACTTATGAATGATAAAATTTTTGATGGAAAATCATTAAATGAAATCAGCGAGTACATAGAGATTTATTAGTAAAAAGATTGAACAACAGACAAGCAGATTTTGAGTGAAAACTCAGAGTCTGCTTTTTTATTGGAGGAATAGCATGAATGTAGTATATATCATCACGCAGACTGCCTTTATTTTAGGCAAAGCTTTTGGTTATCTTGATTGGTCATGGTTATGGGTATTCGCACCAACTTGTATCGTTATTGGCCTGTTAGTTGTATGCTTTGCATTAGCCTATTGTTATGACATTAGAACTAAACATCATTTTTAATTAAGCACTTGCATTTATGTGAGTGCTTTTTATATGCCCTGGAGAGGGCGCAAACCGTGGTGGAGACCACATAAGCAGGCTGGAGAGCCAAAGTACGGAGGTATTTGAAATGGATTTAAAAGAAGTATTCGAGAAGCTTGAAAAATTAGAGAACGGCGCAGAAATGATTACTGCAATCAAGGCTGAAACCAATCGCCTGAACAATGAAGCTAAAAGCCATCGTCAGAATGGTGATAAGGCTGTTGCTAAGGTGAAAGAGTTGCTGGAGAGCTTAGGCCTTGAGGATGGTGACGATGTGGTCGAGAAGGCTAAAGGCCTTAAATCTACTTTAGATAGCTTCGCTCAGTCCGGTAAGAAGCCAGAGGAGGTTGCTAGGGCTATGGCAGACCTTAATAAAAAGGTTGAACATTTTACTAAGCAGCTTGCTGATATGACTAAAGAAAAAGAAGCTGAGAAAATTAAACGCATTGACGCTATGAAAACCAGTGCCCTTGTAGACGCTCTTACCAAAGGTAATGCAGCAGCTCCCAAGGATATGGCAAAGCTGATTGCTGATCGTCTTGTTGTCGGTGACGATGAAAGCCTTATGTATAAAAATGGCGACACTGATGTCAGCGTAGAGGACGGCGTAAAAGCTTGGCTTACTGAAAATACCTGGGCAGTAAAGGCAAATGTTCAAGGCGGCTCTGGTGCTCTGGGCGGCGCTGCAGGTGGCAGTGATGACCCGTTCCTTACTGGATTTAATAGTTGATATTTGAAAGAGAGGTAAATTACTATGGCTATTAACTATGCTGAGAAATATAGCGCAAAGATTGATGAGCGCTTCAAAAAAGGTGCTATTACTGCACCGGCAATCAATAACGATTATGACTTTACTGGCGTGCAAACCGTAAAGGTATACTCTATTCCTACTGTTGCAATGGGCAACTATACTCGTACTGGAGCTAATCGTTACGGCACTCCTGAAGAGTTGGACGATACCGTACAAGAGCTGAAGCTTACTAAAGACCGTGCCTTTACTTTTACCATCGACAGAGGCAACTATGAAGACCAGATGATGATTAAAGAGGCAGGCAAAGCTCTGCAACGTCAGATTGACGAAGTGGTTATTCCTGAAATCGATATTTATCGCTTAGCGCAAATTGCTGCTGGTGCCAAGGGTACTGCAACTGCTGCTGTAACTAAGACCAACGCTTATTCCGTTTTTTTAGATGGTATGGAAAAACTGACTGACGAACTGGCACCTGCTGGCGGTCGTGTTGCATATGTAGCTTCTAGCTACTACAAGCTTATCAAGCAGGATGAAACCTTTATCAAAGCTTCTGACCTGGCACAGGATATGCTTGTCAAAGGTCAAGTTGGTATGATTGACGGCGTGCCTATTATCGTAGTACCTGCAAGCTGGATGCCTGAAAATACTGCGTTTATCATCACCAATCCTTCTGCTTGTTGCTCCCCGATTAAATTGGCTGAATATAAGGTACATGATAATCCGCCCGGTATCAATGGCTGGTTAGTAGAAGGCCGCGTCTACTACGATGCGTTTGTGCTGAACAATAAGAAAGGTGCAATTTACGTGCACAAGACTGCCTGAAAATGGAAATTAAAATAGAGCCTGATTTTGGCAAGCTGGTAAAAGCCTTTGAGGAATTCCCAGAGGAAACTATCAAGCAGCTGAGGTCGGGCTTAAAAATTGCCGTAAGAGATATTCAGGAATACGCAAGCGACCATCATAACTATACTTCCCGTTCTGGAATTTTGGAGCGGGAGGGCATAGTTACTAAGGTTGAGGGCAACGTGGGTACGGTAATGCTAAACCCTAGTGTCCCATATGCTCAATATGTTCATGAGGGAACTAGGCGGCACAAGATAAGGATTAAGAAAAAAAGGTCCTTGCGTTGGGCGGCTGGTGATGGATTTAGATTCGCTAAGAGTGTTAACCATCCAGGCACTGCTCCTGACCAGTTCCTGTATGAAGCTGCCACGGCACAGGAAAAACATGTACAGGAAGTTTTAAGCAAAAGCGTAGAGGAAGCTCTGAGGAAGGCGGGATTGTGATGCTTGTAAAAGAAGATTTTACGGATGAGGTGCTGATTATCGGCCCTTTGCATGTAGATGCTGCAAATGAATTCATCAAGCTTATTGCTGCAAGGCATGGAGTAACAGCGGACAAGATTTGTAGCCCGCTTACATATGCAGCAAAGCGCATTGGTCTACTTAACGGCTATATTTCCTGCTGTCTTGACTATATCGGACGTGACCCTATCAGTCATGAAGGTTATAGTGATGAGGATATCTACGTTGTAAAGCTTAGGGCGTATAGGGACCAGCTCAAAGAGTTGCTTAAGGTAGTAAGCACTGAAGACTTTACAGGACAGCAGGGCGGTTCTAATAACGGCATCTACTGCATAGATTTATGGAGGGCGTAATGGACGATATTACCAAGGCTATCATAGAGTTACTGAAAGGTGATGAGGTGCTTAAAGAGTATGTGCAGGAATGGAATGCGCAGGAAGGCACCAAGCCTGGCAAAAAGGTAGCTGTTAGTGCAGGCTGCTATAAGTGCAGTTTTTCTGAATATGATGGCGCTCAGGATTCCATGACAGCAGTTTATAACATTTACGTTTCTTTGCCGGCTGATTCCAAGGATATCGGATTAGCCGTTTTGCTGGCAGAGAACATACGTTATGCGCTTACTGAGAACGAAACCTTGAATGGTGCAGTATCAGCCAGCTTTGTCAGCGGCATTCAGTATCAGACGACGTTCCAAAGAGATGAAGCTGCAGGCGCCGTTGTGTTTTTGGAAATAAACAAATTTGTAGACCGCTACAGACCGAGAAAAACGCCGACTGTAGCAAAGATTAAACTAGATTCAGATTATAAATAGGAGGTAAGCATGGCTCAAGAATTTATTGTACCTTCCGTCATGATTGACGAAAGTGATGTAGGCGTGCGTCCTACTGACCAATTATCCCTTGCAGGCATTGGCCTTGTAGGCACTTTTGAGCGTGGCCCGGTAAATGTAGTTACCACCATTGGTGATGAGGAACAGCTAGTAAAAACCTTTGGCTCTTATGTGAAAGGTCTTACCGGTTACCTTTCCGCTGTCACTGCGCTGCGTCAAGGTGCAAATGACTTAAAGATTGTACGTATTGCTGGTAAAGGCGCTGTAAAAGCTACTGCCAGTATTACTAAAAGCGAGGAGACTTTACTTACAATTACAGCTATCAATGAAGGCGTATGGGGTAATGAAATCAAGGTTGATGTTGCACCTAACACTGACAGCAGCACTTTTGATTTGACTGTAACTTTCCGCACCAGCATTGAAAAATTCAGAAACCTTACTTTGGACACAGTAAAGGACATCAATCCTACTTATGTGACCATTGTAAAAGGTGAGAATGGCAGCGGCGTACCTGATAAAGGCTCTGTAACCTTGTCTACGGGTGCTGATGGCGCAGAAATCCAAGATGCTGATTATGTAGGCACCATTGACAGTGCTTCTGGCGCAAGAACTGGCTTAAAAGCTTTGGAGCCTATCCAAGTAGGCATTGTAGTGTGTGCTCAGCAGCATTCTGAGACTATTCAAAGCGCAATGATTAGCTTCTGCGAAAACTGCGATATTGAGGAAGGTCTGCGTGTTGCAGTGATTAACAGTGCTCCTAATCTGTCAGCTGACAGTGCTATTGGTCAGACTAAGACTTTGGACAGCGCACGTGGCATTATGGTTTATCCTTGGGTGGAATTTGAGGATTTGCATGGCGAATACATTGCGCCCGACGGCTTTTACGCTGGCGTTTTGTCTACCCTTAATCCTCATCAGTCTCCGTCTAACAAGCAGGTTAAGGGCCTTTTGTCCACACAGATTGATTTTACCTATGCGCAGGTAAAAACTCTTACTCTGGCGCGTATCAGCCCTATTACCTTGGTGCCCAATAGAGGTTTCCGCATCCGCAACGGCTTGAATTTGTCCAGCGATAGCGCATGGTCTCAAACTAACATCCGCCGCCAGCAGGATAAAATGAATATGGAGATCTACAACAGCCTGCAGTGGGCCATCAGTGAGTCGCACGCAGAGCCGTTGTGGGATAATATCGCGGCACAGATTGATGCGTATCTGCAGGTGCAGAAGAATTTAGGCTTTATCAGAAATTATGCTGCTACTTTGTGTAATGAGCAGACTAATCCGCCTGAAAATGTGGCTGCACGCATTCTTACTGCACAAATCAGATGGCTACCGCTTTATGCAGCTGACTTTATTATTGGCAAATTCCAGCGCCTGCTGAGCGTTGAGGAATAGGAGGTGCTAACATGGCAAAACAACCTTTACAAGGCTATGACGTTAAAGTGTCCGTCATCGGCACCAACGGCCCTGAGCTGGTAGGCGAATTTCAGGAAGCAAGTGTTACTATTACCAACGATACTGAAGAGTATCTCGAGCTGGGCGAACGTATTGCTATGCTTCTTGATGGTCAGATCACCATTGAAGGCAAGCTGAAACGCGGTTGCCTGTATGTGGACGCTATTAACCGTATTTATGGTCAAAGCTCTTTACGACGTGGCGATGCCATTGTGGCAAGTCCGCGCTTTACTATTATGATGACCTTGAAAAACAGCAGCAAAGGCTATAATGGTAAAATCCGCGTGGAGCAGGCTGTGATTAATGAATGGGCTTTGAGCTCTACTGCAGGAAAGGATGTTGTTTCTTCTGAGCTGAGCTTTAAGGCCGAGGGTATTTCCCAAGCATAACACTAGGGCAGATTATCTGCCCTTTCTTTTTATGGAGGTAACTATGGAAAAGATTTATTACGGTCCTTTGGAGCTGCCTAGTGGTGCAGTGATTAAGTTTCGCCGCCCTATCGGTATGGATAAGATTTTAGTAACCAAAAAAGCAAAAATGAACGTGGACAGACTGAATGACCTTGTTCTTGTGCAGCAGTTCATCGCCGCGAAATGTATTACTGAGATTGACGGCAAGCCTGCAAGCCCTGACTATCAGGCAACTTTTGAGAATATGGACGGCCTGGACTGGGATTACTATTATTCCTTGTTTGATGAAATGTTTGCTGTTACTGATGAGCGCAAGGATGAGATTAAGGAGAAGGCTCGTTTTTTGCTAGAGAACTGCAGCTTGCAAAGTTCATCCAACTAAGCCGATATGGCAGGGCTGTAACCTATAGCGAATGGGTGCAGCTGGATGAGACGGAGCAGGAGGCTTTGTTTGAAGCCTTGTCTTGGCTCCTAGATGAAGAAGCTGCTCAGCAAGAGAGGTGAAAATATGAATAATCGAGTAGTACAGGTTGTTGTACGCTGCGTAAATCAGATGATGCCTGGCGTCCGTAAGGCCATTAAAGAAATGAACGCAATGAAGAAGGCAGGGGCTATTCTTAAGAATATGCCAGTAAGCGTCAAGGCGACTGCAAGCATCAATGCCGTAAAAAAGCAGCTGCAAAAACTTGTGCAGACAGTAAAAAGAAAAATCCCCATCAACATTTCCACCAAGCCTGCTGAAAGAGTAGCGCAGCAGATGGGGAAAATAAGAGAAGGGGCACAAAGTGCAGGTAGTAGCATTAAATCGCTTGCTGGTACTATGGGGCTTCTATACGTTGCGGGCAAGGCTCTTGAAGGCGTTGGCGCTGCTCTTAGTATGGGCAGTGACCTGGAACAGCAGCAGATCAGTATGAAGCATTTTATTGGTGTATCGAATGCTGGGATGGATAAGAGTACTGTGGATGCAGTAAGCGCTCAGTACCTTAAGGACCTGCGTAGAAACGCAGAGATGACGCCTTTTAGTTCTACTGAGGTTGTTGCCGCAGGTACCGGAGCAGTACAGATTGCCGATGGCGATACTAAAAAGGCCATGGAAATGGTAAAACTTGCTGAGGATATGGCTGCACTCAATCCTGGCAAAACTATTTCTGATGCTATGGAAGCTTTGGCAGATGCCAATGTAGGCGAAATGGAGCGTTTAAAGGAATTCGGTTTCAAGATTAGCGCTGATGATTTTAAGGCCGCAGGAGGCGATATGCTTGCTATGAAAGATGCCAAGGGTAGAACTCTGCAGGGCGTATATGCTGGCGGCGCGGCTAAGCTTGCTGGAAGCAGCAAAGGCATGTTGAGTACTATTACAGGCTCACTTCAAAGCGGTATGCAGGACGCAGGCTTTGCTGTTCTGCAATCATTAGCGCCTACACTTAGAGCGCTTATACCGGTTGCACAGAGCGTTGGACCTGTTTTTGCTAGTTGGGGCGTAGCTATCGCTGAGGTGATTAATAAATTTACTGAAGGCGGTGGGGCGCTAGAGTTTTTCCGTAGCATAGCAGCACAGATTAGGCCGACATTTGACCAAGTCAGTGCATGGGCAGTAGTTAACCTGCCTATTATCTGGCAAGGATTTTTACAGATTGCGGCCGCTGTTGAGCCGATAATTAGCACTGTTATAACTCTGATAGGCATCTTTTGGCAGTTGTTTAACACTGCATGGCCGCTGATTAGTGATATAGCTGGTGTTATCAAAGATGTACTTATTGTTGCATTGGAAGGTGTAAATAACTTCCTAACAGCTATGGGGAAAATCTTTGAAACTATTGGCGGCATTGCGATTCCGATTCTTGAAAACATCTGGGCCATTCTTAAGCCTATAGTAGAGAGCCTGAAATGGGTGGCGGGAAAAGGCATCAGTATTCTTGGCAATGCTGTGGGAAGCAACACAAAGGTACTGCCTAATGGTAATGGCACCACTAATACCAGCACCATTAATCAGACCAATAATGTTACTGTGGATTCTCCTGCAGCTGCAGCCGCATATGTTTCTGAATCTCTGCCCAACAAATACATCGTAGCAAGGGGGTAATAATCATGGCTGTTATGGTAATTGGTGGCATTGCCTTAAGACCACCAGAAAAGAAAATAAGCTTTGAAACTTCCCGCTCTGTTGCAAGGTTTGATATTCCTGGCTACAAGCCAATATATCAGGATATGGGGCAGGGCGAATGTACCTGCTCCTTTAACGGTATTATTGATGGCTTGGGTGCTTATGCTAAAGCACTGGCACTAGAAAAGCTAAAGGATAAGGGTGAGCCGGTCACATTTATCGCTGGCCCTATAACAACTAAGGTTGTTCTGGAAAGCTTTAAGTACGAATGGTATAGGGATGATGTAGTGCGGTATGAAATAAGCCTTATTCGTACCGATGATAGCTCTACATCACTTACCTACACTGTTAGCAGCTTAGTAAAAAATCGCAAGGCTATTTCTAATGCTCTTAGCGGAGGATTGGCTAGTGGTTTTGCTGCTGTGGCAACTGTGGCTGTTCCTTTTGTTCAGGGAGAGGACCTGCGGAGCCTTGCGCAAGGTGTAAGCGGTAATGTTGATGATTGGCAGTACATTGCAGCATTAAACAATCTTGACAGTGCCATTGTACCTGATGAGGTAAAATCACTGCTTATGCCTGCCAGCATAGATGCCATGCAGGATTTGAAAACGGTTGTTGACACTGTGAATGGTGGTGTTCCTAGTCTATGAAATATCCGAGGTGTTATATAGAGCTTACGCCAAGAGAAGGCGGTAATGCTGTAGCGGTAAACTGGCAGGATGTAATCAGCTTGACTGTTACCGATACGATGTTCAGCGGCGCAGATAGCTTTGAGCTTACGCTGAATAACACAAAACTGCTCAGTGATTATATACGCAAAGAGATGGATGTTAAAATTTATCTTGGCTACGTGAAAAATCAGAAAGCATGGACCAAAGCTGAGCTTACACACATCTTTACAGGTAAGATTGATGGCATAAGGCCGTCCTTCGGAGCTCGTGATGTTGTGGGAATCATTGGCCGTGATTATGCAGCTCTGTTCTTGGACAATGAATTTAATCTACAGTTTGCAGAGCGGACAGCAAGTCAGATTGCTCAGCTTTTGGCAGAGCGACACGGGCTGACGGCTGTAGTAACTCCTACTACAGTAATTGTAGAGAAGGATATGTACAAGGATAAGACTGAGTGGCAAATCTTGCAGACCTTGGCTGACAGAGAAGGCTATACCTGCTATGTGACTAAGGATAAGGAGCTTTATTTCGGTGCAAGACAGGAACCTGAGAAAGATGAGGAAGGCAACGAAAAGGCCGCCTGCACCTTTTTCTATAAGAAGGGGCAGTCAAGCAATATTCTAAGAGTGACGTTTGATGATAGTATGCTTGAAATCATTAACAAGGTAACAGTAAGACATTTCTTCGGCCGAAAGAAGCAACTTGTACAGGCATCTGCCGCCAATGATGATCTGATTAAAAAGTATGGAGTCAAGGAGCGTATTGTTTATGACTCCAAGGCTCTTACAACGGAGCTGGCGCAGAAAACTGCAGAAGCGTTGCTGAGAAAGCTGGATAATGCTGTAGTTACGTTTAGCGGCTTGGAAACTGAGGGCATTGCTACAATAGGTGCAGAAAACCTTGTAAACATAGAGGGCTGCGGCCGCTTCGATGGGAGCTATTATCTTACTGAGGTAAGACATAGTTTTTCGATGAACGGTTATGGGATTTCTCTTTCAGGTACAAATCAGCAGCCTGATGCAGCACAGTACAGGGACAATCTTTACGAAAGAGAGGGGATAGGCAATGGATGACAAGAAGCACTTTCCTCAAGTAGGTATTGTTACTGCTGTTGATGCTACAAACTATAGGGCAAAGGCGTACATACCATTACTGGATGAAGAAACAGATTTTATCCGTATAAGTTCTCTGTATGTTGGTATGGGCTGGGGCTTGGTTTCTTTGCCTCATATCGGGCAGGAAGTAGTTGTGAGCTTTATGAATGGCGACCTGAATGACGGAATTATAACAGGTTTTAACTATTCAGAAGAAAGCGATAAGCCGCCCGATAGCGCAGAGCTATTACTGCTGCATGAGTCTGGAAGTTATTTGCGCTTTGCCAATGGTGGTAACGTGGAGCTGCATGCGGCTGGGGAGCTTATTCTAACAGGTGCTAAGATTCGCGAAAATTGTTGGGAGTGATTATATGCCTGGAGCAGTAAGAAAAGGTGATATGAGTACAGGTCATCCGCACTGTTATCCGCCTACACCTGCTGTAGGTTGCAGTGATAATGTGCTAATAAATGGTAGAGGGGCAGTGCGGTTAGGTGATGCCTGGCAGGTGCACGGAGCTTGTGACGTGCATTCTCCCCATAGCGGTACCAGCATAAGCGGTAGCAGCACTGTGTTTGTCAACGGCAAGCCAAAGTGCCGAATCGGAGATGCTATTTCCTGCGGTGATACGATGGCTGAGGGCAGCAGTGATGTGATTGTGGGGTGATTTTATGAATGCAAGTTTAGGCGTTGATATTGCCATTACAGCCTCTTATGAGGAAGGCGCAGGCGAGGTACTTATACAGAATGGCGATATGCAGACAATAAATGATAAAGAGAATGTAAGGCAGGCCCTGATTATGCGGCTACATTGCCCTAAAGGAACACTTATACGGCACCCAGAGTATGGCAACGGGATTTATGACAAGCTATCTGAGCCGATGAGTGATGAGTTCCTAGCTCTTGCTACGGCTGATATACAGGAATGTATCAACCAGGAGCCGAGGACGGAACTTGTCAGCGTTACTCCTTTGGCAATGCCAAGAGAGCGTATGGTGCAGTTTACAATACAGTACCGTATTAAGGGCACGCCTGGCATTGAGAATTTAGTTTATACGGAGGTAGTCAATGATTAAGAATTTTGCTGACATCCTCAAAAAGATGTTTGACAGCCTTAGTGGCAGTCAGCTCACAGATTTTAATATAGGCAGTGTTACCAGGACTATGGCCGAAGCTGCAGCCAGCGCTATTGAGGAGCTCTATTATTATCTGTCAAGATTTATTCAGATGTTCTTCATATCAACGTCTACTGGAGAATGGCTTGATAAGCGCCTTGGAGACCTAGGTATGGGCCGGATTAAGGGCAATAAGGCTTTTGGCACAATTATTATAGGCAGGGATACTGCAAGTCCTATCGGCATCAGTATTCCAGCGGGCACGACCTTTGAGGATAAGCAGGGAACGCGCTTCATTACATTAGAAGATGGCACTATACCTGTTGGACACGAGAATGTAGAAGTCAGGGCGCAGGCAGTCGAAATTGGCGCTAAAGGTAATCTTGAACCTGATGATAAGCTTGTACAGGTCGGTATTGCTATCAGTGGCGTAGAATGGGCTAAGGTAGTGACTATGAACGGCGGCAGTGATGATGAGACTGACGAAGCTTTTCGTGCTCGTGTAAAGCCTTATTTGCAGAGCCTTGGTCGTGCTACTGAGGACGCTATCAAGTATGCTATACAGACCATTGACGGTGTTAAAGGTGTTGCCTTAAAGCCAAACCATCCGTCTAAAGGTTGGTTTACTGTGTATTTGGACAGCGGCACCTCAGAAGAACTGCTGGCTGAAGTTCGCAGGAAGGTTGACGAGTATCGCGGCTTTACCATCAATTTCACTGTCGAAAAAGTAAAGCGTGTTGATGTTAATGTAACTATGGCCGTGTATGTGCTGCCTGGTAATGATGCTATTATCGTGAAAAATGCAGTGGCAGAAGCTCTTACAGATTATATTAACCAATTGGAGATGGGGGAAAAACTATATATTTCTGCGCTGATCCAGACAGCAATGAATGTTGCTGGTGTAGAAAATGTGAAGCTGACTGCTCCTGCAGCGGATGTGGAAGTAGCTGAAAACGCTATTTTGAAAGCAGGGAAGGTGAATGTATCTTGAAAAGAATGATGCAATACCTTAATTGGCTTGGCGATAGCGCAAAGACTAAAGGCGGGGCCATATGGCTTTACGCAAAAATGGTGACGTCTGCCTGTGATGCTGCTATAGCTGATATTGACAGCTACAAAAAGCAGATCTACTTAAAATCAGCCAGCGGTGAATATCTTGACCGTTGGGGTGAGGACCTAGTACAGCTTAAGCGTAAATATAACGAGAATGACGAAAGCTATAGGGCGCGCATCCTGCTGGAAATGTTCCGTGAATATTCTACCCGTAGAGCTTTAGTTTCGCTCGTCAAGGATATTACGGGGTTCCCGCCAGTTGAAGTATTTGAGCCAGTCCGCGATACTGCTTACTGGGGTGCAGGAATATTTGCAGTCCCTAAAGGCGGCGATATGTCTGCGGCTAATGATGGTACAGGCAAATACTGTGCAAGGCTTGGCAGTAGTCAGGATACGTCATATACAGGCTATGTAAGAGTTCGTTTAACAGAGAATGTATTGGCTAGTATTGGTCTGTATTTTCACGACGTAGATTATCTGGACGCTAAGACCATGATGCTACCTGGCAAGCGTAATATTGATATGAGCAGGGCAGAATTTTTGCAGGCTGTGCGGAAAATTATTCCAGCAGGCACGCAAGTTTTCGTCCAATTTGTAGATTAGGAGGAAATTTTTAATGGATAGAGTAAAATGGAATGATTTTATGGAAATCCTTTCCGATGACTTAAATAGAAGCGGAGACTATCTTATCGAAGGCTTTCAAAATATGGTTGCTGACTTTATCAGTACAGGTGATGTCACTGTAGGCTTAGCGGTAACCGCTCAAGCGGTACCAAATATGAGTGTATATGTTAAGAAGGGACGCTTATATCAGAATGGACAACAGGGTAATTTAGCTAGCGATAGCAGTGCTCTTACTATTGCGGCTGCACATAGCTCCTACGCACGTATTGATAGGGTTGTGGCACAGTATCAGGAAGTAGAGGACCTGCCTGAAACTCGTAACGTTATGACTGATGTAGTAAGTAGAAATATTACTCAGCTGACTGTAAAAACACGTGTAGCTGGTATGGTTGTTTTTCAAGTACTGCAGGGCATAGCAGCTGCATCTCCCGTTCCAGTTAGTGTTCCTGAGGGCTGGGTTGCATTGGCAAAAATCAATGTACCAGCTAATGCTACTAAAATCCAGCAAAACAATATTGTAAGTGAAGCACCGGAGCTGTTTAACCTTTTGAACCATAACCATAACGGCGCAGGCGGTGGTCAAAAAATTAGCTATAAGAACCTTACCGATACTCCTGCTTTAGCGACTAAATCCGATGCAGAAAAAGGCACTGACCAAAACAAGCTTATGACTCCAGCTAGAACAAAGGAAGCTATTGAAGCCTTTGACAATACCCCCGTAGGCGATGTAGTGTTCCGACCATTCCTCAAAAAAGGCTATGTAAAAGCAAACGGAGCTACAGTAAATCGTGCTGATTATCCTCGTCTTGTGGCTTTTGCGAACGCAAATAATTTGTGGACTAGCAGTCCTAGCAACGAGCCTTGGAAGTTTGGCCAAGGTAATGGAAGCACCACAATGGTACTCCCTAACTATGTAGGTAGGTTTATCCAGGGCGGAGATAACATAAGCGTGCAACAGGCTGGCTTGCCTAATATCCAAGGCTACCTTCAAGTAAGACCCGGTAATAATACCGCAGATTTGTTTCCGGGAGCTGCTACAGGTGCATTTAAAATACACCGCAAAGAAGGAATAACATATCCTACAGCTTGGCAAGAAGTTACTAACAGTGCTCCTACAGATAAGGTTATGCTCTCTGCATCACTTTCTAATTCTGTTTACGGCGCATCCTCCACTGTGCAGCCACCGTCAATCGCATTAATACCGCAATTGAGGTATTAAGCTGATAGCGGGCGGTTGAACGGTAGAAGTCCTGCCATATATAGGATTTGCTCTTGAAGCATCAAACCGAACATTGCCGTTATTAGCTCCATCTGCGTGCCCTTCCACTGGAGTGAGATCATCATCTATATAAAAAGCACCTGATGCATATTGCTTATATATTTCAGCACCGTTAGCAAACCACCCCGTTATGTTAGGCAATCCTGCAGCCACCACAGAAGCATTATCCCCGCCCTTTTTACTAATAACGAATTTGTGGGATTAAAGTAATCGAGGGTGGTTGGACGGTATTACTTGAACCGTATATGGCATTAGATTTAGAAGCACTAAATCTAACTGCCGTATATTTCTCTTCTGTAGAACTTGGTTGGTGATCAGCTATAGGAGTACCGCCATTACCACCATACCTATCGAACGCTCCATCAGTTGCAGATGGTGTTAACCAAGTACTGTCTTTGGAACAGCAAAAAAATGCGACGTTGCCGTTAATATTAGGTAAGCCCGCTGCTAGTATTGCACTATTATCTCCGCCCTAGAAAAAAAGAAAGGATGATAAAATATGGAAACTAAAAACGTATATCGCTACGACGATAAAAATTATTTTGAACATAAAGTTATTTTGGATGATACCGACCGCTCTCCTATTAGCGGTGCATGGCAGATTCCTGCGTACTGCACAGAGGTAGAGCCGCCTGCTGAAAAGGAAGGCTTTAAAATCAAATGGAACGGCTCTGCGTGGGAATATGAGGAAGAAGAGCCGAAAGAGCCTGAGCCGCCTAAGCCTACATTTGAAGAGTTGAAGAAACGAAAAGTGCAGGAGCTGAAATGGGAACGTGACCGCAAAGAGGTTGAGCCTATTGCGTACAATGGGCATACCTACGATTACGATGACAAGGCAAGAGACCGTATCAATGTAGCTATTATTGCACTTGATTTACAAGGCGAAAAAGCCACCATTGAATGGACTTTAGCAGATAATTCTAACATCACCGTTACTGCTAATGATTTAAGAGCGGTTATTGGCGCTGTAGCCTTGCGTAGTAATGCTTTACACGTTGCGTATCGTACTGCAAAAGAAAAAGTTGAAGCTTGTAAGACTGAGGACGAATTGAACAAAATCGTTTTAGCTTAAAAATGAGAAACGGCTAAAACCTTGATGGTTACGGCGTTAGCGGGGAAGATTTGATTCAATCAAAAAATAATTCCCCATAAGCCCGCCTAAACCGTAGGTAGGATATGGGGAATTGCTATTTATGGATAAGAGAATAAAGCTCCAGTTAATACCACAATTAGATTAAATCTATAGCTTTACGGAGCTGTGCAATGCTCTTATGGGTATAAACCTTTTGCGTTACGCCTTTAGCGGCATGGCCTAAAATACGCTTAATGCTCAGCTCATTCGCTCCTGCGTTATCCAGCCAAGTGGCGAGGGTATGACGGCACTCGTGGGGAGTGTGCTTGCACCTGCTGGCTTTCATAACGGCTTTAAAGCGTAACCTATACGTGCGATAAGGCATAGCATTGCCATCGGGCTTAGTTATGAGATTTTTTCCTGGCATTGCCATCCAGTACTCAAAATAGGGGAGCGTTTTACGGCTTATGGGTACAATGCGATTACGGCCTGCTTCCGTTTTGGATTCTCGGACGATAAAGTATCTTTGCTTTAATTTCACGTCTGCTTTGAGAACAGACAGAAATTCGGACGGGCGTGTACCTGCGTAGCAGAGCATTACAACTGTTGTAGCCCAATCTGATAGCTTGTCATCCGAGCCAATGAGGGCCTTAACTCTGTTTAATTGGCGAGTATTAAAGGGATTTTTAGGAACACGTACTGAGTGCTTATCAATATCAACGTATTGGCTATAATCAACGGCTGCGTTGATTATCTCGTATTTTATGGCATAGCTATAGCAATGGTGCATCACCTGCCTTATTTTACGTTGGCTTGCATTTCCTCTGCCAGCTTCGTGCGATTCGGTAATAACACGTTGCAAATCAGCAGGGCGTAGCGCAGAGAATTTTTTATTGTGGATGCTAGCACAATGTTTAAAAGCACTATCATAGTTTTTGGCAGTGACTTCTGCGAGCTGCTTGTATTTCTCGGTAGCCATGAGCCGATACACTTCGGCAAAGGTTATGTTGCTAGTAATAAAACGTGTGGGGTCCTTGTGGTAATCAGCTAACATTGCTAAACCGTCCTCGTATGTTTCCGTGTAGCCTATAGGCACCTGCTTGCCTTTGATACTAACCTTGACTGCGTATGGTTGCCGTCTGCGGCGGTCGCCACGATATGACACCGAGCCGTATCCGTTGGGTAATTTTAGTCGTTTTTTCATTGTTATCTACCTCCTACATAAGTATAGGAGGAATTTTATTAAAGGGGATGATAAGATGTTAAATTTTATCATTGGTTACTGCGTTGGAAGCATTCTAACTGTGATGGTTATTATGTTTTTCATGGGTGCCAATAGGGGGAGAGTGGAATAGTGGATATACAAACAATATCAACTATGGCCAGCGCTGGCTTTTTTGTTGCAACTTATCTGATTGTACAGCCGCTTAAGCTTAGCATTAATGCTTTGCAGAGTAGTGTTGACCGCTTGGCAACGGCTATGGAGCGTGTACAGGGGGAAGTCGGCGAAAACAATGAGGAGCTTGCACGCGCAGAAGAAAAAATGAAAACTCTTTTTGCTAATGATGCCGCCCTCAGTGCACGTGTACGCCATATCGAAGAGCGCTGCGAAAATTGTCAGTGCAAAGGGGACTGAGTATGAAAAAATTGTGGAATATGCTTAAAAAAGACGAAGAAACCATCAGCATCGGGCGGCTTTGCGCTGTCCTGGCGATGGTTTTATTTATTGTGATCAGCTTATATCTTGGCTTTACTGTTAAGACATGGGGAAACTATGATACGTTTGCCTGGGTGTGCCTTGCCTTTGTCATTGTACAGCTAGGTAACAAGGCAATCGAAACTAAGGCTTTTAAGATTGGAGGTAAAGAATTATGAAATATTTTACTGATGCAGAGTTCGCTTGCAAGCACTGTGATTGCTTGCCCGAAAATGGTATGAATGCTGTTCTGCTTGAAAAGCTTGACCAGCTGCGTGAGCGTGTTGGTGCTCCGATTATTGTTACGAGCGGTTATCGCTGCCCGGTACATAATGCTAATGTAGGCGGTGTGCCTAACAGCCAGCACATCCTAGGTACTGCTGCAGATATTATCTGTGATGCAGTCAGCGTAAATGAGCTTGCTGATCTGGCAGCGGAGATTGGATTTGATGGCATTGGCCGTTATTACAATAGCTGCTTTGTACACGTTGACTGCCGTGACAACGGTAATAGTCCTAATTATTACAGATGGGAGGAAGTATAATGGAAAAATTTAAGGCTTTTATTATGAGTCAAGAGTTTATTACTGGCCTTGTGCTGGGGTTTGCACTCGGTGCGCTTCACCATTACTTTGGGTCATGAATTAGGATGTGATTACCATTGCAAAGAAGGTTAATGTATGCTACATTGTTATTGGGTTGCTGCTTGTTATCGCCTTCTGTTGGTTCTGCAGAAAAGATGTACCAGATTACGGAGCCGGAGCTGATTCGATTAGAACAGAGATTACAGCAACAGAAAATGGTAATATCCAGCTCCAAGGCAGAATTGGTTCTGCTGACACGGGAGCTGAAAACGTCTCAGAATCAATTAGCAGAGCTGAGACATCAGCTGAACGAATCGCAGAAAATCTTGATAGAGCAGAGCAGCTCAATCGAGAATGCCAACAGATACTTGCAAGAGTACGAAACCGAGGTGCGTCACAATGAGCACCGCTTGAAAAGCCAGAGAATTATTTGGCAAGTATTAGCGGGATTTTTGTTTGTGAAAGCACTGAGTTAATGGCCGCGGTGTGGCCGTTTTGTGGCCACTAGTAAAATGAGATTAAATATTCATAGATGATTGCAAATATGGATAGGACGTTAAGAACCCTTATTTTAAGGCATTTTTCAACATATATAATGAAGTAAGGGGCTTGCTAATGTGAAGTAATGAAGTTAGTTCTATCTACCAGCCATGTTGAAACTGTCTGTTTGCTGTCAAGGAAATAAAATCAAGTGCTGAAAAGTGGCGTATTTCCGGGCTTTTTGTAAGGTTGGTATCATCGTAAGAAGCCTTGCGGAAAGCTCGGTTTTATTAT